TTCTTTCTGTATAGAATTTCCACCTACAGATAAATTTTGTATTTTAGCAGCTTCAGCATTCAATATATTTATATTAGTACCTTCTACTGTTGTGTAACTAGGCAATGTTTTTATTACATCTCCTACCATCCATTTTAATTCTATCCTATTAGGAGTTGAAGTAGTATTAATATCATTTGTTAATGTTATAATATTTTGATAATCATTAAAATCTCTTCCCCATACTCTCATTGTAAAATCATCTTGTATTCTAAATCCAGAGTTCCATTCTACCCAACTATCTGGGTCTCTCAAATCTACTTCTTTATCATCTATATATATTGGTGGGTCAGGATTAGATTTTCCATCAATAGCAACAATGTTAGAAGATATTTGTATATATCCATTTTCACAATTATTAACAAGGTCACATATAGCAAATGAAGCTGGTTGTATATATCTAACAGTGAAATATCTCAAACCAGAAGTTATTTTAGTTCCATTAATAGTTTCACCAGATAATTCTATATAATAAGAAGTATCGTTACTCATACCTACAAAAGTGTAAGATAAAGTTGGGTCAGTATTGTAATAAATTAATGGACTTTGACTTAATATATCTCTATTACTATCA